TGTCATACAGTTTTCAAGGTACAAATATATCTGAAATGCATTTCTGCAATTCATTCAAAATATTTCATTTTCAGACTTGACTTTTAATAGTTAGTCTTTCTTAATATTATTATATTCTCCATTTTTGCCTTTGTCAATACAATGTATTAACATTGCACATGAAAGTTAAAATTACTTGGCATTTTTAATCGAACATTTTCAGTTCTGGCATATATTTCTGTATTCAGCCTGCATTACGTCTACTATTGTGGATTCGAAGAATCTGTCTGAATATGGCTCATAAAATAATGTCTTCGGTATTGGTTCGTCGATATAGGTGTTGCATTCACCAAACATATATGAACCGTATATATACCGTTCTTCCGCTTTTTTAACATTTAAAGCATCCATAATCTTTTCATGAGCTTCTTTACCATACAGTTCTTTAAGCTTTCTCTGATAATCTTTATAAGACTGGTCAACTAAAGCGTATATCTCTTGAATGATGTCGGAATAACACACTCTTCATCCATGACTATGACATACGATAAATACAGTTACAGATTCACCAAGGTAATTGAGTCGCTCGGATTAAATAAGGAGCATCGACCACATGATCCACGAAAAACGTTTATAACCAGATGTAGGAAGGCGGATGTTGATATAAATGCTCTGAAGCAAATGGTTGGTCACTCGATTAAGGATATAACGGAATCGGTCTATACGGTTCGTGATGTAGAATGGCTAAGAAAAGACCTGGAAAAAATGCAATAAAAGGGAGCTCTCTTAATCAAAAGAAAAGCTCCCTAATAAATTACCATATGGTGGTCAAATGTGGTGGTCAAATAGTGGTCAAACGACACAATTTCAACTACTTTTTACCACATCTTAATACTCTTAAAAGTGTTGATTTTACGCACTTTCTTAGAATTTACCAGCTTTTGCTGCTTCCTCAACAGAAACAGTAGCCCAAGTAAACACTAGGCTTATAAGTCCTATTGTTAGTTACTAGGCTGTTACCCCTTGTATCTGGCTTTGTTTTGTGCTGTCTGCGTTGCCCTCATTATATCATAGTATTCCCTGCTACTCAATACTGCCCCGCAGCGTTATAAGTGCCTCTCGCAGCCTGCTATTTGTTATTGCATTCTGGCATATAGCCTGCTGTCTTGTTGTGCTGTTCTCTGCATCGTAGAACGGGCAGAGGTCGCAGCTGGCTGCTAGTATGCAGGCGGCGTGCGCTATTATTGTGCGTTGCGCCTCTATCTCTTCCATACTCCTACCCCAAGCGCTGGTTTACTATTGCCTGCGCTGCTGTGTAAAGCTCTGCGCCATACTTGGCTGTAATGTTATTGCGGCGGTCTGGGTTATTTCCCCATTCTCCCCTAATAATCTCGTCTGCCAGCTCGTCCGCTGTCTTGCTTGGTGTCGCTGGCTGTGCTGCTCCTGCTCTCTGGTTTACGATTGCCTGCGCCGCCTCGCAGAGTGCTGCGCCATACTTGGCTGTAATGTTATTGCGGCGGTCTGGGGTATTTCCCCATTCTCCCCTAATAATCTCGTCTGCTAGCTCGTCCGCTGTCTTGCTTGGTGTCGCTGGCTGTGCTGCTCCTGCGTCTGCTGTTCTAGTTACTACGCCGTCGTACTGTGTTAAGTTATTGCCGTCTATTACTGACATAACATTAGCAACATATGTAGGGCTTGTAGCGTAGCCGCCCTCTTTGATAGCTGTAATAGCTGTGCGCGCATCTGTCACATTTACAGCCTTTGCGTAGCGTGTTGCACCAGTGATAAGGTCGAAGTAATCTTTTACGCTGTCGGCTGGTGTATCGTATGCTCTAAATGCTGCTGTAATTGTTGTATAATTTGCATTATCGTAGCACTCCTGCGTTTTAGAGTTAAATACCTTGCCGCCCCAATTTGAGGTAGCCTTGATACCAAAAAAGGCATTTGCCTTTGTCATAAGTACCGAACCACCCCAGCCAGTTTCTAAGGCAGCCTGCCCGATGCATACGCTCGGAAGTACAAAGCCTGTGCCTGCGTCCTTTCTTCTCTTTGCCTCTGCCTGCGCAAGTGGTGCGATTAACTGTAAAAATTCCTGCTTATTCATATTGTTACCTCTCTTTCTCTTAGTCCTTTTTCTTAAATCTTTCGTATAAGTCCTTTGTGCTCTCCCAGCCATACATAGCAATGTATGCCACGATAAACGCGCCAAAAAATGCAAGTGCTATGTAATACCAGTACAACGGCGATTCCGTAATAGCGAAGTATATAATTACTGCTGCGATGCAAACCACCATAGATACTGTGATAGTCCAGAGCTTAGTAGGTACTTTCTTTACAAGTGGTAGCTCTTTTGTAAGCTCCACCATAACAACCACCATAAAAGCAAGTGCTCCTAAGATGCCAATAATCGCCGTTGCGTTCTGTGCCAGTAAATCAAACATAATTTTTACCTCTCTTTCTATTCTCTGTTTCGTAGCGCCTCTTCTATGTGGTTAAGTCGCTGCTCGTGTTCGTCTATTCTTTTGTGTTCACTTTTATAGCTTTGCTCTAGGATAAGTAGCTTGTCGTGGTTTTCCCGCGTGTCCTGCTTTACGCTGTTAATCTCTGCCTTAATGTCTGAAAGCATTGACTTTATATTATCCAGCGCAATTAAAATACCCGTCTGCTCTGCCGTCTCTTTTCTGGCGTCCTCTTCGTCCTTTTCCTTGTCGGTCTTGGCTGCTCGTGTTCCGTTTTTCGCAATATTGGCTATATTTGCGATGCACATTACAAGAGAAACTACCAGCGCTGCAATGGCTATATAGTTTGCCGCTGTCATTCGCCCGCTCCTTTCCCGCTTGCCGTTCTGGCTAACGCGTTTATTTTTGCTCTTAGGTTGTAGCTGTCCGCGTGTTCTGCGTGCCCCGTCCAGCTCTGCAAACTCTTTAGTAGTTCCTCTTTGGTTAATTTCCCCGTGATATATTTTCTTATTTTCCTTTTAATACGCTTAACGCTGTCGCGCCTTACTTTTCTATGCGTAGGTCGGTGGCGATAGCCTACAAAGTCTACGCCATTCTTGCAGCATAATATAGTTGTCTTAGGGTTAAGCTCTAGCTTAAGCTCCTTTGTGATGTATTCTTCTATTTCTGCTAGCCACCTACGCAGCTCTTTTATATCAGAGCTTAGTATAATAAAGTCGTCCATATAGCGTATGTAATAATGAGCCTTAAGGCAGTGCTTAACAAACTGGTCTAGCTTATTCAAGTAGATATTTGCGATATCTTTTGCTCTAATATTTCTGTCTTTTCCTGCATCGTCTACCCTCATTAGGTCGCTGGGCTTTCGCCCGCTCTCTACAAACTGTCACACGCGCCACGCACGCCAACAAGGCTGCTGACATCCCAAGGGCAACCGCCGCAATTCAACGCGCGCGTACCAGCATTACCGCCAAAGTACCAGTTGCCGCCCGCAACCAGCGCAGCTATTGAGTACGCGTAGTACTCGTAAATATTGCCGCTTGCTATGTCTGCATCTTCTCCGACAAGTAACGGGCTAGTAGTGTCCCACGCCCAGCCTAAGCTTGGGTGGTATGTGGCGTTAGTAGCGTGCTCTGCTCTTGTAATAATCTCGTCCAGCCATTCCCATACATTACCTACGGCGTCTCTTACTCCTACGGCACTAACTGCCTTTGCTACATTGCCCGTAGTTGTCCTGCCGCTGTTTGTTGTCGCAGTCCAAGCATAATCGTTAGAGCTATCTAAGCCCTCTGGGCTGCCGTATGCGTACTGTATAAACTCCTGCAAATTAGGCATACGCTTACCGCTTTTCTGCAAGCGGTGTGTAAAGTCGTACCAGTTTAAGCCCTCGCTACCCGTCATAGGTGTAGCGCCGTATTTTGACTGTAAGCCGCCTTTGCCGTCGTTGCTGTTAAGGTAAATATCTACCCAAGTACCGCCGCCAAGGTATACCATACCCTCTGGCGCGCATTTTGGGCGGTGTCCCAGCGTCCACACAGAACGCGGTACAATGCCGTCATATATGTTATTCTGCCAGCCGCTACCTTTTACGATGCCGCTAGCATTTACTGGTTTGCCCGTTGTAGCGTCTACGCCTCTCACTTTTCCATAGTGAAAGCCGCCAATTTTTCGGCTGTTTAATGCGGTCCAGCCCGCAGGGTATGTGCTGTTAAGTGAAATTTTATAAACCTCGTCAGCATCTTTGTTGCCGCTATCGCAGACATATACATAATAGTCCTTGCCAACTGTAAAGCTGCTGCCAGTATCTAAGTTTGCTGCCGTTAAAATAGTCTGCTTTGTTTCAAATACGCCAGTACCCGCAATAGAAATTACGCAGCCCTCTACTATAGTTAGCTTCTGTGCGCCGCTGCATACTATGTACTCTTTGCTCGGCGCTACAATATCGCTAATCAGTGCCGCCTTGTTTACATTAAAGCAGGCGCGGCGGTCTGTCTTTGTAATATCGTCTACTAATAATCTACTCATACTGTTTTAATACCCCCTTAATAGCCTTAATATCTTCCTCGGTCATACCTACAAGTGCCAAGTTATCTACGCTGCTAATTATATGTATTGCCTTTTCTGTCTCTGGTGCTGCTGCCGATAACATAAGCTGCATTGTGTCTGGCTCGTCTGTAGTCGCGCTATGTGTTCCTACTGCGTTCCTAATCTCGCCAGTAACATTACCACAGTAGAACGCCGCGCCTATTGTTACCTCTGGGCATAGCATAATATGTACGCTCTTGCCGTCTGCACTTCTTGATAATATAGCGGTGTGTATGTATCGCTGCTCTTCCAGAGCGTTTAGCGCCTCAATAAGTCCCGCTGCGTCTAAGTCTCTCGCCTGCACCATTGCAAGGCAGTTGTAGTAGTCCTCTTTTGTGTTAAAACTGTTAGGATAACCTTTCACTTTGCTACCTCTCTTTCTTTATTAGCCTACTAAGTATGTACCGCCAAGGTAACAAGCTCCAAGCCAAGCCTCGGTAGTAATACTGGTGCGCTCTACTAATTCTTTTTGCAGGCTGTCTACTGTGCTCTGTAGTTCTTCTACCTCTGCCTGCAAGTTTCCTGCTGCCTCTTCTGTTAATATTCCTTTTAGTGTTTCTACCCAGCTTTCAAAGCTAGCCTGCTGCTCGTCTCGGTATGTATCAAGCTGTGCCTCAAACTCTTCTAACTTCTTTGTAGCCTGCTGCTCGTCTGCTGATATTGTGCTTAAGTAGTTCTGGTACTCTGTAAGCACCTGCTTATTGTAGCTTGTAAAAAAATCGTTAAACTGCTGCGTAAGTACGCTTGCGTCTATCTGGTCTATAACTCCTGTTACAATACCGCATAGGCTGCTATTATATCGCTGGTCTGTAATGTTTGCCGTTTGTATACTAAGTACTCCCTTGCCTATGTATATATCAGCAAGTACTAAGTCGTATATCTCATTGCTGCGGGTTATTGCTCTGGCTGTTGGTTTTGCCGATGCCGTACCTTTTAAGACAGCTATATACATTGCTCTTGCTGCTAAGTCCCAGCGTAGTACTACTCTGTCGTATCTGTTAAGTGCTCCGTCTGCCGTTTCCAGAGTTAAGGCGTAGTCCTGCTCGTTTCTGAAAGCGTAGCCGTTAATAAAACCAAAGCCTGCCTTTACAAATACCTGCATACCCTCGCCTATAATTACTTGCAAGCCGTTGTTTTGTGCGTTTGGGAAAACTCCATTTTTTATAAATGTTGAGAAGTACCAAGCCCAGTCCTCGGCTTTGTATACTCTGTCGTGGTCTTTGCTGTTAAATGGTAAGTAATTCACTCTGCTACCTCACTTTCCTAATTTTATCTATAAGGCTTGGTGTGCTCTCGCCAAAAATAACCTCTATGGTATGTGTTCCTTTTTGCCATACCTCGCTTACTTCTGTTATGCGGGCGTCTAGCCTTATGCCCCAGTCTCTCTCTTGGCAAGTAACCCTATCCCCTATATCAAAGTCGCGCCTATATCTTAGGTTTGATGTGATATTGATAGAGCTATCAAAGTTTACATTTGCGTCATACGCTGCAAGCTCTGTTATGCTCTGGCTGCTAAGCATATTTTTATAAGTCGCCAGTGCTATAGTTTGTTGCTGCCCCGCATCGTCTGTGTATGAGCGGTTTATATCACTTTCTAAAGCTACCTCTTCAAGTCTTAAGCCCGTAGCTCCCTCTCCGTCTCTTGTGACTACTGGCGCTACTGTTTCCTCGTCCGTTGCTTTGCCTATTAGATACATAAAGTTTTTATAGTTCTCGCTGCTGTATTCATAGGCGCGGCTGTTGATGTTGTCAAACTCGCTGCTAAATATGCACGGCTTAAGCCCTGCGCCATTTCCTACAGTTCTGTCTATTCCTTTGTATAGGTAAAAGCCATATGTTCTAGCCTGCTCGTTAATCAGTATGTCATAGCCCAGCTTTCCGCTTTGGGCTAGTGCCTTTATCTCTGTGCCAAGGCTTGCGTATGCGTCGTTGCTGTAACTTACTGCTGTCCCGCCATAGTGCGCCTGCTGCAATATACTAAACCTTTCAAAGCGTCGCTTTTTAATTGCGCTGCTGCCGCAATTTCTTTGTACCTGCTTATTTATTATGTTTTGTACTGTGTCTGTGGTTACTAGCTGCGGTGTTATTACTCTTTTATCTAACCAGTAACTTAAGGTATAGCCCTGCGCCTCTATCTGCTCCTCTCCCTGCTCGTCTTTTTCGATATGTGTATACTTTATAACTGCTGCCCTGCGCCATTTGTTGCCGTCGCTGTCTGTATATGCTACTGTCCCGTCGTGTATGGTAAGTATGTTGCCCTCTATCAGCAGTTTTAAATTGTTCTTTGTCGCAGGCGCAAGTATTGAGATATTGCCTACTGCAAAATACCTTATATTAAATATCACGCTGGCTATTTCGTCTGTTATCCCTAAAGGTTCTAAGTCTAGGTTAAATACTCTTATTTCCATGGGCTTACACTCCTAAATATTGCGGGTTATAATATATGCTTACTTCTAGGTTATCTACTCCGCTTGCAGCGTCATATCTGTAAATATTGTCGCCAATTTTCAGCGCCATAAAAGTACTGTCTACATCAATATCCTTAAAGCAGTCTATTACTTCCCCGTTTCTCTCCAATGCTGCGCCTTTGTTCCCGTACTCGGTGTTGACTGTAATAACATCGCCTGCCTGCATCGTTCTATTTATTCGTATAAATTCGCCAGTTTCTACATTGAGTAATACGGGTTTTTCAAGCACTCCAAGCGCCGTAAACTTTATGCGCATACCCGTAGATACATCGCCAGCGTTATAGCAGTCTACTATTACGCTTTCCTCTCTGTAACCAAATACCATGCTATCTGCGCTATCCTCGTCTATCTCTGTTGGAAATTCCCAAGCACCTACCCAGCTTGCTATCTCTTCTTTTGTCTCTGTTTCGTTCTTCCAGAATGGGTTAAGCGCCTTAAAGGCTATATCGTATTCTAAAAGCACTTTCTTTTTATAAAAGTCTGGCTTATCGTCTATTCGTACCTCTATAACTTTTGTAAAGCCTTTGTATTCATACTTAAGCTCGCCTTTTAACTCTGGGTTTAATATCCTAAGGGCTTTGCGGCGCAGCTCTATAGCTTGCGCCTTATCCCTTGTGTTTATAGCTCCTTTAACTGTAATGTCCCTAGCCTCTATACGCTGCCCCGTGAAAGTGTCGCCGTGCTGCTGGGCGCTGTTGGTGCTATATATTTTGTTGTCTACCCCAGCTAATCCCGTGGCGTCTTTGCTTACATTGCAAAAAAACAAGCTAGATATACTAAACTCTAAGCTGTCGCCTAATTCATTCGTGTATGTAAGTTTCTCATATTCCACGCGCTACACCGTCCTTGCTATTAGTTTAAAATTCTTAGCAGCTTGCTTTTGCTGGGCTGCGTAGTCTGTCTCGTTTGCGTAAATATACTGATTTACTACCACGCCGCCTGCGCTGCCCTTTGGCTTGTCTGCGTCGTCGTCCCAGTCTCCCCATTCGTCTACCTCTTCTGGGTGCATATTTACTCTTGGGTTTACATCAAATTCACTCGGTACGCTGTCGTTAATCATTTTATTAACATCGTCCATGCCCTCGCTAAAGCCTACGCCTATACCTTTTGCAAGATAAATACCTACTTGGTCGCGCATAACCCTAGACGGGCTGTGTATTCCAAAAAATCCCTTAATTCCACTTAAAATAGCATCGCCAAAACCTTTAATCTTATCAAGTACCCAGTCCTTAGCGTTGTTTATGCCATTCCATAAGCCCTGCACCAAGTTTTTACCTATGTCGGTAATCTTGCTAGGCAAATCCTTAAATCCGTTAATAACGCCCGTTACTACATTCTTGATGCCCTCTACCGCCTTTGCTTTCATGTTTGTACCCCATGTAGCAACCTTTGTTACTGCTCCTACTATAGCGTTCCATATCTTGCTTGGCAGTTCTGTAACAATGCTTATAACATTGCTAACCATAGTGCTTATTACTTCTTTCGCCTTAGCTCCTACATTTGCTCCCCAAGTCGCTATTTTATCTACAGCGCCTATAATTGCGTCCCATATCTTGCTTGGCAGTTCTTTTATAAAGTTGATAATCGTTGTAACGATGCTTAAGGCGCTCTCGCCTATTTGTGGCAGCCAGCCCGCTATAGTATCTACTAGAGTAAGTAATACCTCTGGCAATGCCTCTACAAGTTTAACTATAAGCTCTGGTATTGCCTCTACCAGTTTCATAAATAGAGTTATGCACATTTCCAGCATTTGTGGCAACCAGCTTGCTATAGTATCTATTAAGGTTGTGATAATCGTAGGTAGCGCCTCTATTAGAGCTACTATAATATCTGGTATTGCATCTACCAAGCTCATAAGCAAAGTAATTGCTGCGTCCAATATCATAGGTATAGCATTAAGCAACGCCTCTATAATCGTGCTAATGATTGTAGGAAAAGCTGCTATAAGTGCCTCTATAATTGTTGGTATTGCATCTACCAGCGCCATAAGCATTGTAATTGCTCCCTCTAAGATAATAGGCAGCGCCGCTATAAGCGTATCTACGATGCTCTGTATCAGTTCTGGCAGCTTGTTAATAATTTCCACTATCACAACTGGGATAGCGTCCACTATTGCTGTGAATAGTGTAACTGCTGCCTCTAATAGCTGTGGTATGCTCTGTATCAGCGTGTCTGTTATATTGAATACAATATCTACTACCGCTGGCAGCAGCTCTGGTATAGCGTTTGCTATGCCGTTTATAAGCTGCGTTATGATTTCTACGCCACAGTCTAATAAGGCTGGTAGCTGTTCTATTAGCATACCTACAAGCGTTGTTATTGTTTCCAGCACTATTGGTGCTAGTGTCGGTAGCGCTTGTATTATTCCGTCTGCAAGTGCTGATATAATCGACGGCGCAGCCTCTAATACTGCTGCCGCTATACTTCCTATGAGTTGCACTAGCTGCGGTATAACGCTTGTTATGTTCCCTATAAGGTCGCTTACTCCGTTTTTTATTTCTTCTGTAGCTCCGTCGTTCCCTGCCATAAGGTCGCTTAGCCCGTCCATTATCATTGTGATAGCTGGTAGCATTTCGCCTACTATGCTGTTTTTGACGCCGCTAAAAGTCCATTGCAGGCGGCTTAGGCTGTCCTCAAAGGCTGCACTTGCCGCTACTGCGTCGTCGCTCATGAGCATCCCGTATTCTTCTGTTTCGTCCATAAGCTGCTTAATTCCGTCTGCTCCAGAATTAAGCAGCGGCAATAGTTCTGCTGCGCTTTTTCCAAAGATTTCCTGCGCTGCTGCGTTTCGCTTGGTTTCGTCTTTCATTCCTGCCAATGCGTCTATGCTGTCAAGTAGCACCTGCTCTGTGCTTTTTACGCTACCGTCCGTATTCTTAAGCGATACGCCGATAGCCTCAAAGCTAGCGCCTGCACCTTTTGCGCCCTCTGATGTTTTCCCTAACTCTGTTGTGATATTCTTTATACCTTTTGTTAGGTCGCTAACATTACTGCCGCTACGCTCGCAGGCGTAGCTTAACTGCTGATATAAGCCTGCGCTTATCTGCATCTTTTGGCTTTCTTTGTCTATTTCGTCGCCTGCTGATGCCGTATCACTTGCCATATTATATATAGCTTTTCCTGCTGCTACGGCTGCTGTACCTATTGCCGCTACAGCTCCCGCTGCTATCTTTGCCACATTGCCTACGATGCTACCAAAGTTACTAAACTTGCTGCTTGCATCGTCTGCCTGCTTTCCGCTGTCCTCTACCTCGTTACCCATGCCGTCTGCTGCTGTCTCTGTCTTATCTAGCTCGGTTGTCGTCTTTTTAAGCTCGCTTTCGGTATTTACTAACGCTGTTTTCTGGTTGTTTAGTTGGGTTTCCAAGCGTTTTGCCTCGTCGCTATTATTTCCCAGCTCTTCCTTGCACTTTGCAAGTGCTTTTTCTGTAGCCTCTACCTTTGCTTTTTGCTGGTCGTATATCTTCCCTAGCGTTTCCTGCTTGGCTTTTAGGCTATCAATGCTGCCGCCGTTAGCTTTGTACTCTGCGCTTACTAATTTCATTTCAGAGCCTAATACTTTAAGCTCTCCGTTAATGTTTTTTACAGCCGCTTTGTACTCTGCCTCGCCGTCGAATTTTACCTTTGTACCTATTGTTTTGGTAGTATCTGCCATAAATTAAAAGCCCCCTAGCGCCTTGTCTATGTCGTCAATATATCTACTCTTTTGTGATTGTGTAGTATTGCCGCCGCTAAACTGCAAAGGGTTGTACTCTTTATGGTACTTAAATAGCTTTAGTATCTTGTATGGTGTCAGTTTCCAAGCCTCGTGCTCGGTAAACCTTAACATTGTTACTGCTATGTATAACAAGCGCGCAGTATCTAATTTCCCCGCGCGCTCTGTATGTTTCCCTCGTTGTCCTCGGTGTCGTCTGCGCCTGCCTCTGTCTCTTCTGTCTTTTCTGCCTCTTCCTCTCCACCATTTACACCAAATGCAAACGACTTGTATATAGCCGTCTTAATCATTCCTATATTACCTAAGTGGATTAGCTTACCTACTTTCTGCTCTGTAAGCTCTGGCTCGTCGTCCTCTAAGCCCTCATTGATAAGCATAGTAAGCAACCAGCGCAAATCTTTAAAAATATCCTTGTTGTTTTCGTTAAATATGTCGCTTAACTTATCGTAGCCGCCGTACTTGTCCTGCAATGCGTCTAACGCGTTTAAGCTGAATAACAAATAATAATCTTTGCCGTTTAATGTGATTGGGTATCTTCCGTCTTTTATCGCACTCATATTTTTACCTTAAGGCGCAGCCATAAGCAGCCGCGCCCTTTCCTTTCTTAAACTTTACTCTGCTTTCTGGTATGTCTTTACCTTTGTAAACCAGCTAGCGGCTACTGCGTCTGTAGGTAAGCCCGTGTAGTCTGCTTTCCATTTTCCAGATGCTTTAGACTTGCTAAAAGTACCCTCAATGGTTGGCGTCTTAAACTCGATGCTTTCGCCTTTTGTTGCAAAGCTATCGTTTGGTACTTTGAATTTTCCGCGCAACAGCCAGATATAGCGGTACTTGCCGCCCATCTTTTTTGCTCTAAAGCCTACAGCTACATAAGGCGGCTCGTCTGTATCTCCTGCGTAAAGTACGCCGTCCTCGTCTACTTCCTGTCCTAACAAATCCTCTAACACTTCGTTAGTAAGCTCCTTAACGCCAAGGGACAGCGTGCAGCTTGCAAACTCGCTTGCATTCTCGCTAAGCGCATCGTCCGCGTAAAGCGTAGCGTCTGCTGTTGTTACTGATAAGTCCGCAGTCATTGCCTCGCTCATTTTTTTAGGCGCTCCGTATGTTTCTACGCCGTCTGTTTCTGTAATGATTGCGTAGTAAAGGTCTTTAAGTCCAATAGTCATTTTATCGCTCCTTTATAAACTGAATAGTTATAGGTACTTGCCAGTAGCCCGTGTCGGTTTCGTAGTTCTCGCCGTCTTGGCTGTTGATGTAGTACCCTGCTGCCTCTAATGTGTCTATAATCTTTTGTAGTATCTCTTCAAAGTCAGACTTGCTATATAGTGTTATCCTATAGGTTTCCTTGCCTACTTGCTGTACATCGTCTGCCCTTATTGCAGCGCCGCCCATTATGCGGGTAAAGGTGCAGTACTGGTTAGGTTTATCCTTGCCCGTATATACGCCTCTTTCTGTAGGTAGCAGCGCTGCAAGTGTATCTTTAATACCTGCCATGTATGCGCCTCGCTTTCTTTTAGTTAAAGCTATTGTCTACATATTTTTCCCATATTTCTTTAGCTTTGATATATGCTGGCTCTTCGGCTTTTTCTAAGGCTTGTGTAAGCCAAGGTCTAGCGGCTAATGAGCTTGTGCCGTACTCAAAGATAAATCCTATAGTTGCATAGCGTACATTTCCTTTGCTGCTCTTTCCTTTTCTCTTTTTTCCACCGCCGCCATAATCTGCCTTGTGGTCTGCGCGCCCCTCTGGCACTATTTCGATAACTAGCGCGGTGTCTTCCTGCTTTATCTCGCTTGCCGTCAAGCTCGCGATAAAGCCGCCCGTTTTTCTTATCCCATAGCCTGCCGCTGCCATTTTTTCTGCGTTAAGGTATTCCTCTGCCGATGCTGTAAGCATTTCTTTTACTGTCTCGGTTGCTCTTTCCTCTTGTTTCCTAAAGGCTGCGGCTAATTCCTCTAAGCCCTCTGTATTCAATTCTGCCATAGTTACCCCTCGCTTTCTTTTGGCTGTTGCCTTAAGTCGCTTAGTGTAAGCTCTGTTACCTCGTCGTTTACTTCGTAATGTTTAAGTATTGTGTATCTCTTGCCCTCAAACTCCGCTATTGTTTCGTTGCTGTAGTCTATGGCGTATACCTCTACTTTAAGCTCTACCGATATGCCTAGCTGTTGGCTCTTGTAGTATTCGTTATAACCGATAGGCTTTTTGTTGCAAAATACAGTATTTTTCTTTTCTGTAGCGGCGTTAGGAAAACCGTTACTATTTACTCTTTCCTCTGGCATTTCCAGAGAAATAAGCGTTATTTCGTCAGCCCATAACGCCATAGTTACCCCTCGGTGTCCGTTTCGGCTACCTTGGCTGCGTTATAGTCTCCGTCTAGGCTTAAAGACATTTTTTGTAAATCGTAAGACTGCCTATATTGCTCGCCTTTGCCGTTGAAGTTAAAATCAGCCCTACAGTACAACCTTATAGCCCTAACTATTAGCGCGTCTGTTTCGTTAATGTTAACTACTCCTGCTGCCTTAAGGTCTAGCTTGCACGCCTCTATAGTGTCGTTAATTTCTGTAGTAATAGCCTCGTTTTTGCTGCTTATGCGCAGACTGCCGCGCATTTGTTCTGTTAAGGTTGTTGCCATTGCCTGCGCCTCGCTTTCTTATGCTCTTTTTACAAGATTTTTTTCTAAAAGCAGCGCCGCGCGCTCTGGTGTTACCTCGTACTCTTCCCCAGTTTCTACAATTCTGTCAAACTGCAAATCTTTGTAATTCTGAATACAAGCCACCTTTACTAAGCCGCTGGCTGGCTGCTGTGTATTCTGCTGCCCGTCTGTGTCTGGCGGGTTGTCTGTCCCCTGCTGTCCGTCTGTGTCTGGCGGGTTGTCTGTCCCCTGCTGCCCGTCTGTGTCTGGTAGCTCTACCTCTATCTCTGCGCATCGCGCGGCTATATCTTTCTTTGTGCCCTCTGTGCTTACTCCCAGCTCTGTTGCTAACTTCTCTAAGTCCTCTTTGTTGTATTTTTCCAACTGCTTAGCGTTTAAATGTCCTTTCATGCTTTTACCTCTCTTTCTGGCAATGCTGGCGCGGTTTCCCGCACCAGCTCTTTATTATTAGGCTGCCTCAATTTTTTTAAGGATAACTAAGCCGTTGCCGTCTACTACCTTGCCGTCTGCAAGCATAATACCCTTAGTAATCTGGTCGTCGTTATCGTTGTCCTCGTACTTCTTGATGCCAATAGCATAATTTGTGTTGAGGTCGTAATTGGCAAAATCAAAGATAAATGCAAACTTATCATTTGCACTTGCTGTTGAGAAGTTAGGCAGGTGCTCTGTAAGTACTACCTCTCTACCCAGCAGGTAGCGCTCTGGTTTTCCGTTTACGCCGTAGTTAACACGGGCGATAGGCTGCCCCTGCTTGTCTGTCATTCCTACATAGCCCATAAATGTCTTTTTAGACATACACCACTTGGCGGTAGTCTCGTAAGCCTCTGGTACTGCTGCCTCTGCTCTTACAAGGCTGTCGTAGTCCTGCGCTGCTACTTCTACGATTTCTGCGTACTCTGTGCTTGTGATAATGCCCGTAGGCTGTCCTGTCCCAGTACCAGCTACAATAGCTTTTTCTAAAGCCTTTACCATAGCCTCTACGATGTTGTTTACAAGCAATGTTTCAAAGGCTGCGATTGACATAGTGTCAGTTTCAAAAGACACAGATACAGCGCAGCGTAACTTATGGTATGCAAATGTAATGTTGCCGCCCGTGTATTTCTGCTTGTCGCTGCCTGCTCCCTCTGCAACCCAAGTAGCAACTGGCTTAAGTGTCTGCTTAGGAATAGACACGCCGCCCTTGTATGCTGTCTTTGTTACAAGCGCGTAAATGCCGCCTACGCTTTCCATTTTGCTAACAATCTTGTCTAAAATTGTTGTAGGTACTACCGCGCCTACATCGGTTGTCTTTGTGTTCTGGTTCTCTCTGTACTCTGCTGGGATTGCTACGCCTCTTGTGACATACTCCATAAAAGCCTTTCTGTATGCCATAGTTCCGTATTTATCCTCTCCCTTGTCGTCTTTGTCCTTATCAAAGGCTCTAAGTACTGTAGGCTCTGCGCCGTCTACCTGCTCGCCTGCTGCAATAGTGGCAAGTAAAGTGTTTCTTTTTTCTATCGCTGCGTCGATTGCTGCGCGCTCTGTCTGCAACTCTCCTACCTCTTTCTCAAGTGCTGCCAGCTCTTCCGCTGTAAGCTCTGCTGCTCTTGTTTCAAGCTCTGTCTTAATCTGGGCTAATCTTGCCTCAATTTCTTTGCGTCTGTTCATTTTCTTACTCCTTTTTGCTATATTTTATAGTGATGCTCTAATCTTTAGTGCTGTTGCGCGTCTCTCCAACAACTCCCGCTGCTCTGCCTCGCGTCTCCCGCTTGCAAAGTTGCGCGCTGCTATATTAGTGGCGTCGTTAGCAGGTATGCTTACCGCGCTCACATCATATACTTTCTTAACTCTCAATATAGTACGGGTATGCGTTTCTCTGTCGTAGCTGTCCTCTGCTACCACGAAAGCCCATGACATTTTAGTTATCATGCCCGCGCTAATATCTTGGTGCAGCCCTCTTGCTAAGTCTGTCCTGCCTAAGTCTGCGGCTATGAATAAGCCTTGGTCGTTTGGCTCGATGATAAGCGACTTGTTGGACTGCCTAGCAAATACCCTGCCCTCGTGGTCGTACTGCATTATTACATCGCTCATATCTGCATTGTCTAATGCGTGGCGGTCTATCATTTCGTAGTATTTAGTGCCGTCCTCAAACTCCCATAAGGTATAAGGCTGATTAAATGTAGTGGCGTAACCCTCTACATAGTATTCTGTGTCTATTCTTTTGTTGGTGTTGGCTGCCATTAAAGGCGTTGCTAACGCTCTGTACTCTCTTTCTTTTACTACTGGCATTACTCCACCCCCTTTGCTTTCTTTGTCTTGTCGTCCTCTTCTGTTTCCTCGTCGTCTGGCGGTGTCGGCTCTGCTGGCAGTTCTGCTGTTGGTTCTGTTGCTGGTTCTGTTGCTGGTTCTGCTGCTGGCTGCCCTACTACAACGACCTGCTGCTTTGGTTCGTTGTGTTTATCCAGTTCGCTTACTTCCGTGTACTCTTTTCGTATGTAATATTTGTCGCCGTCCTCTACCTCTGGCATATTCCATATATCCATTACGCCATTTCGGTTAAGTAAGCCTCTATCGAATAACTGTGTTGACACTTCTAGCTTGGTCTTATTGCTTGCGTACTGCAATCTGTTAGCGCTAAATGTAATCATATTTCCGCAAGCAAGCTGGCGCTCTGTGTATGTCATATTTGACATTACAAGCGAAAGCTGCAATGCAAATGGTTCTATCTTGCCCTCGTAGTACGCGTTCCAAGTGTCCTCGTTAAACTTATTTTGCAGTATATCCATGTTTGTACAAAAGTGCGTGCATACGCTCTCTTGTATCTGCTGCATCTGCAAGGCGTTTGGCGTATATGGTTTGCTCTCCACCTGCTTTAAGTCGCTAAATTTATTGTCATATATAATCATTCCGCTTTTGTTATCCGCGCTAAGGTTGTCCTCTGTAAATCTGTCGCGCTCTTTTTTTATGTCCTCTGGCTTAAGCATATTTGCAACTTTAGCCATAAAGCGTATATTGGCGCTGTTTTTTACAGCGTTAACGATGCCCTCGTTGTTGGTGTGTATAAGCTGCATTGTTGGCTTTAGCGTGCTGTTATCTTCCCCGAAAAGGTCGCTTTTATATTGGTGCGTTGTCATTATGCCGACGCGCTCAAACTCAATAGCTGCCTTTTGTCCGTTTGCAAAAGTGTATCTTAGGTACACTTGCCCGCCTGCCTCTACTACCTCGCAGCTCTGCGGCAGTAGTGGGTAAAAGCCGCTAAGCTCTCCGTACTTGTCCTCTATTGGCACAATAAAAGCCGTGTGCTCACATTCCAGAATAGTTGCAATTCTGTATATAAATTTTGTAGTATCCATAAAGCTATTAGGCTTAAACTGTAGCGTGCGCTCTAAGTGCTTGTAGGCGCTCCCGCTTATCTCTGGTTTAAGTTTGCTGCATGCTGTAGCAAAGCTATGTATAGCAGAGCGGGTTAAATCCATTTCGTATACGCCGCCGCTGTAGCTCGTAAATACTGGGCTATACCCGTTAAGCATCTTAAAGTATTCGCTCATAATTTTTTTATCTTCTCGCCTGCCAAATATATACTCTAAAAGTCCCGTTTTACTCACTCCTTTCTATGCGGCATTTTTAAGCAACTCTCCATACTCGTTGTAATATTTCTGTCTTACTGTCATTGCATCTATTACGCTTACAAAGCCGTCTATATGTGCCCTCTGCTCTATCTTTATTGGTCTTATCTTTCGTGTTTCCATATTCTGCTTTATCGCCACATTTAAAAAATGCGACTTAAGCAGGTTGTTACTTGCTATCTTAAAGTTGCCGTCTTTTATGATGCCCTCAAACTCTCGTATAACTGGTGTTAGGTTTTCGCCTTGGTATACATCGTCTGTATGGAAACCATAATTTTTTAGTTCGTCAACTAAGTACTGGGCGCTGTATCTGTCGTAGCCTATCTGTAATACTCTTATGCCGTATTCTTCCAGCAGCATTACATACCAGTTAAATACATCGTGATAGTCTACATAGTTGTCCCCGCTTAGTGTTAAGTTGCCCTTTTTAACAAAAATGTCATACGGCACGCTATCCGTAGCCTGCAAACTCTCTAGCCTATTGCGCGGCATAAAGAATTGAGTAAAAGCGTAAAGCACGCCGCCTTTTTCTATAACCACGCTTGCTGCTGTTAAGTCTGTTGTCTGGCTAAGGTCTATACCACCTACCGCGTAGCAGTCTCTAAAGTCCTCTAGCGTAAGCTCTGCTGCCGCAGCGTCTACTGTTGTGTATTCAAGCCAAGCCATAGAGCTATTTTGCTTTATGTTGCAGTATTTGCACATAAACTCCGCTTTTTTGCTTAGGCTGTTTTCTGCTACTAAAATCTCGTCTGCAAAGAAACTTTCGCGAACACTCACGCCCATATTAGGGTTGGCTTTTCTAAGCTCTGTTAGGTCGTTCCATTTCTCTACATCGTCAATCATATATAAGAACGGCAAAAGCCTACGCTCTTTGCTATTGCCTTTAAGAAAGCTGGTCGCTCTCTTCATTAGCTCGTCGTAGATGCTGTCGTTAATATATCCTGCTGTTGATATGCTTAATATCATAGGTTGACGCCTAGCACCTAGTGCAGACTTCATAACCTCGTACTGTTTAAGTCCGCCGTCTCCACTCCACGCCGCTATCTCGTCGCATATAACAAGCTGCGGGTTAAATCCGTCGCTTTTCTTTGCGTTAAATGCAATGGGCTTTATGGTCGTGTTGGTTTCCTCGACATATATATCACTACGCCTTTTGTCTGCCAGCTCGTCTAGCTCTGGCTCTGCCTTTATCATTTTGTAAAAGCCGTCATACACTAGCGCCGCTTGGTCTAGTTTTGGCGCTAGGCAATATATTTCTTGCCCGTATTCTGGCTCTAGGTAAACCATGTAGGCAATAATCGCGCTGGCAAATAAACTCTTGCCGTTTTTTCTGCCAATTACTATAAATATTTCGCGAAAAATACGCGTTTTTTCTGCGTCAACTATTCCAAAAATGCAGCAAACTATAGCCTTTTGCCATAGCTCCAGCTTAATTAAATCGTTGCGCCCTTTACTGTGGTGGCAAAAGTTCTCTATAAACTTAATAGCCTTGTTTGCTCGCTTTGCATCGTAGTAATATTCTTGGGTTTCCAAGCCTTTTACGATAATCTGATATATTGCTAAAATCCACTTACCCGCTACAATTTCGCCGCTCGTAATCTTAGCGTAGTACTCGTAGATATAATTACGATAAGGTGCGCCCGTGGCTTATTCCTCTCGTAATAGTGCCAGCTTGCTTTTTTTCTTTTCCGCTGCTGGTACTAAGTCTGTTAACTGCTTGATAATTGCGGCATAGTTCTTGCTTAGAGCTATGTAGGTTTCTGCATCTGGGCTTTTCTTTGTCCCAAACTGATTAGCGCCGTTTTTATACTCACTCGTCCAGCCGTCCTGCTGTATGGTTTCCTGCAATATATCAAGCTCAATAGACATAAAGGCGGCTTTTTCAATAAGCGGCGTTACAAGTTTCTTTTTATTCTCGTCTAAGTTCTTGAAAATACCTTTAAGTCTGCGCTTTTCCTTGCTTATTAGCTCTTCTTTTGTCAATTCTTTTTTTATCGCCATAAGTTCGCCCTCTTTCTGCTACACCACACCCCCTACACCACCCGTGCACGCGCCCGCAGGGTTTTTTTGTACTTCCCCCTCGGTAGCCGTCCCCTTAAATATTTTTAAAATACTGGGGGGGAGTTGTGCGCTTGCTATTGCACGCGCTCTGCCCTGGTTGGTGTTGCAATAATATTGCCGTCCTCGTCAAAGCAGTAGCGCCGTTGCTCTTCGTTCTTGTGATGCTCTTTGTTGTGGCAGTCTTGGCATAACGCCTCTAGGTTATCCCAGCTTAGGGTTATACTCGTGTCGTTTATGTTGGCTGGTGTTAAGTATTGTTTGTGGTGTACTATCTTCGCTGGTTGCTCGCATCTCTCACACAGATAATGCTTACTCACTAGGTAAGCCTCTCTTGTATCGCTCCATGCCTTGCTAAAGTAAAAGCCTCTAGCCCACGCTTTCATAGTCCCACCTCTCTTACACAATAAAAAAGAGCACCTAATAAGGCAGCCCGTATAGGACGCCTTAAAAGCTACTCTTTTGCACGCTACTATTTTACCGCTTACATTCTCTTGATAAAACCCCAGCTTTTCCCTACGATATTCCCGCAATATTCCCACAGCTTTTATAGGTCGCTATCTAGCCCCCATAGCAGCGTAGATAGCTCGCTTAATATGCCCGTTATCCAGCGCCGCGGTGTGTTCTTGCTGGTGTCTAGCTTTTCTGCTATATTCTCATAGCTTAAGCCCTCTAAAAAATACAGCTTAAAAGCCTCGTACTCTATGCCTCTGTTTTGCGCCTCTCTGCGCTGCTGCATGACCTTTAGCGCTGCGTCTATATGCCGCATCTTAAGCGACGCGTTTAGCTTGGTCGCTTGGTCTACTGTATGCTCTAGGCAAAACCTCGCATCTTTATAATTCTTCATAACCGCGAAAGTGTCGTTGTATCTGTCGGCTTTTTCTGTGCCTTGCTTTTTTGCCTGCGCATATGCAGCTTGTGCGCCTGCTGCTGCGGCTCTGTTTATTATTGCCTCTAACTCGTCGCTTGTAAGCTCCATATTTGCCCCCTATTTTTTCTCTTTGTCTTTTTTGCCTTTGTTTCCCATTGCTGCAATGATGATAAGTGTTAAGCAAATAATGCCCGTAATTGCGATTGCTGTTAAATTCATAGTATTACCTCTCTTTCTCTTTTTCGTTGTAAACTGCTGCCGTAGCTCTGTAGTTATCTGCCATTTCTCCTGCCGCTTTTCCAGCTCCGTTAAAAGCCTTGCTAAGCGCATCGAAAAAAGTACCCATAGCGTTTAGCAAGGCTGGCGCTAGCCGCTTTGCCAGTTCCCCAGCGGCGCTATAAATGCTGCTAGTATTCTCTGGCATTTTCCTAAAGGCTCTTTTTGCCGCCTTTGCCTGCTGCCTCTTGTCCTCTTCAAAAGGTGGGTTATATCCGTGCTTTTTCTTGTAGTTCTTTTTCCATTGTCGGTAATTCATATTATGCCTCGCTTTCTTCGCAAGGTAGCTCGTACCCTTTGCCCTCTTCTGGTTGATACATACAGTCTAGCGGCGTATTTTCTGGCGCGTCGCTAGGTCTGCCGTAGTATACACAGTCTTTGCATTTTTCGGCTTGTGTTATTTGCGTGTCCGTTTCGGCTACCCTTACAACCTCGATGCCTAATATACAATACCCGTCTGTAAGCCCTGCGTAATCTTCCAGCATATACACTATATCTGCGTCTATATATCTGCCCGTTTCTTCTCCGTCTGTGTATTCTTTCAGCCTTAAGCCGTCGCCCACCTTAAAGCCTCTGTCGTTCTTGCGCAGCTCAAAGCGTTTCTTGCCGCTCGCCACATCTGCGTAGTACATTTTCGCAAGTTTAAGCTCGTGTATCTTTCTTTCTGGCTTGCTATTAAGTACTTTGTCTAAGCGTTCCTCTCTGGCTCTCTCTTCTAGCTTTTTCTTTGTCTCTTTGTCTATTCTGTCCTGCTCTTCCTCGTATATCTGCTCTGGCGTCTTTTCTGCCTCTGCTTTGTTAATATACTGGTCGCATTTTTCGCAAGTTCCCGTTTTGACATTGCAGGTAGCATAGTTTAAGCAGCTATAGCAAAGGCTTGTTATACTCTCTGGGTGTGGCGTTTCGTAGTCGTCGCCCGCCTTGCGCTGCTGCACCTTTTCTGCTATCTCTTTGGCTCTTACATTTCCGTCCTCTGCTGCCTGCGCCGCTATAGCTCTTTGCTCGTCCTCTGGCAGCTTGCTTGCCTCATACGCTGCCGTTATTCCCATATTGCCCGCCTTAAACTGTTCTTTAGCCTCTGGTACTAGGTTTTTATCTATGCTTTCCATGCGCCCTATGTTTGTCCCGCTTTCACCTAACAGTTCTGCTATTACATCGCGCATCTTTCCTTGTATCTCTAAGCCGTCCTCGTCTTTGGCTCTTATTAAGGCTCTTTTAAGTCTTACCGCCTGCTCTGTTTTTTCATAGGCTGTAAGCTCTCTGTTAAAAGCATTTCCTACCAGTAGGCTAAGCTCAAATGTTGCCTCTGTCATATCTCTAAACAGATACCGCACTTTTTTATACTCTTCGTGTCCCTGCTCTACCAGCAGCTTATTAGCAAGGTTTCTGCGATGCCCGCTTATTATCTTGTACTTGTCGTCTATTCTTGCTAATACTGTTGGCTGCTGCTGTCCTACTGTTAAAAAGCTGTCTGCAAGCTCTTGTATATTGTCCTGTGAATAAAAATTGCTTTCACTTGGCTCTACATCGTATGGGCTTAAGTAAATCTCTGTATAATTATTTACTGTTTCGCTTGCCTCTGCCTTGGTCTGGGCGTTCATAATATCCATAAAGCTAAATTTTCCCTTTGCCATATCCTACTTACCTGCCTCTCTTAAATACTCTGTGATAAAGTGCTTGTAGTCCTGCGCTGCTCCGCTCCTTGGGCTGTACTCATATACTGGCTTGTTAAAAAATGTGCTTTCTGCTGCCTTGTCTGTGTATCTTATCTTTGCCAGCATCTTAACTGGGCTTTTCTTTTCCAGCCATTCCAGCCCCGCTATGTTTGTATCGTTGTTGCGGTACATCGTTACCAGCGCGCCCAGTAGTTTAATGTCTGGGTTAATAGCTTTTGCCTCTTCTATCTGGTCTGCTATTATATCTAAGCCCTCTAGCGCCCACTCGTCTATTTTTACTGGTACTATAACCTCGTCTGTAATCTTAAGCGCTGCTGCCACATTAAAGGCAATGTCTGGCGGGTTGTCGATTATCATATAGTCGTAGTAGCTGCTTATCGTTTCTGGGAATGGTAAATCAAAGTTGCCTATTGGTCTGTTGATTAGCTTTTTATACCCGTCTATCTGGTTGCCTGCTGCCGTGTATAAATCGCTTACCGCCTGCATAAGTGACATATTGGCGGGTATAAGGTCTACATTGTTTGTCTGTGGGTGCTCTTTAATAATTCCGTGCAATGGGTTTGTATACTTTCCAGTAAGTGCCTTTGCTGTCTCGCACTCTCCCGCAGGGTTATAGCAGCCAAACGCCTTGCTTATATTTCCCTGCTTGTCATTATCAAGCACTAGCACCTTGTAGCCTCTCTTTCCCAGCTCGTATGCCATGTTGTAGCTTGTAAAGGTTTTACCTACGCCGCCTTTAAGGTTAATTACGCTTATTACTTTCATTGCTTGCCTCTCTTTCTCTCCGTTGAGCCTTGGCTTGTTTATAGTTTCTCGTCTTTGGTTATGTTGCTGGCATAAGCGCGCCTGCATCTGCGTACTGCCCCGCTGTCTTTAGTCCCTCTTTTGCAGTCCCTAGCTCCAAGTAGTTTACTAGCTGCTCTGCTGCCTCTTGCCAGCCATAACACACTACAGCTAAGTAGCCTTGCTTTGTAAGCTCCTTTATCCAGTCCTTTTGCAAGGCTGTTGCCTTGTTGCTGCCTACTTTAAGCTCTATGTATAAGCCGTGATACCCGCCGCGCGCTACTGGTAGGTGTAAGTCTGGCACTCCTGCTTTTACGCCCTGCCTCTTAAGCGCCGTAGCTGTTCTTGCATCGCGTTTGCCGCCGTTAGGTATGTGATACAATAGCTTAAGCTCTGGGTATCTCCCAAGCTGGTACTGCGTCCATTGGAAAAGCGCCTCTTGTGTACCTGCCTCTGTATCAATTCTTACATTTCGCATCTTTCCTGCCCCCTTTTTTATTCTAGTTGTACCATTCGATACCTAAACCAGCCGTAGCCGTAGTACTCTGGGCTTGTTATCCCGCTCGCTACGCTGTTAAGGTCTATGTAGTACCCGTCTATAGCTTTCGCCTCGCGCCTAAACCAGCTACGCTGCGTTACTATCTCGTACTCTGGCTCTGGGTGTATTAAATTCTTACTAGCAGCCCAGCGCTTGCCTTGTAGTCTGTCGCCGTCTCGCAGGTGTTCTGTTGTGTACTTGATAAGATAGCTTGCAAGGTCTGCATAGTTTCCCGTATCGTCCAGCGGGAATACTTTAACTCTGTTGTGCCCCTCGTATGCTTTGTACCACGCCGCCTGCAATATCTTTGTATCTATCTGGTTAACGACTAAGTGATGATGCCTAGCCCCCTTTTTGCCTATTTCCATTACATGAATATACTTAAACTCTTTACCTGCTTTGCGGTATAGCTTTCTGCACTCTCTTAAAAATACTTGTATATCCTTTTTCATTTCCTCTCGTGTTCTGTCTGGCTTACCCTTAACTCTGATATAGTCAAGTATTAGGTGGTAGTCTCCATATCCGTAATTTGCATCTATGAGTAGTCTTAGTTTTCTCTCTGCTGCTCTGGTATTTACCTTTTTCTGCTCTTCCCTCGTAGGCTTAACCTTATCTTTTCTGCTGCCACCCTTTTTGTTATATCTGCTGGTGTAAAAGTACTCTACCTCTATGGTCTTACCTGCTCTGGTTGTCCTTTTCACATATGGCATATTGTTTACCTCTCTTGTTATATTCTTGTCGGTAAGTTAATACTTTTATCAAGTGTTTATACGGGCTTGACGCCCGTTGTTTTTTCTTGATATTCTGCCATAGATGCTGTATAATATCTTTGGTTGTTATTACAGCTTACAGCTAAGCGCCTGCGGTACTCGCGATACCATAGGCGCTTTTCTTTTACCTTTTTTATTTATTCATTTTTACAGCTCTGGCACGCTTAAGCAGCTCTGCTATATCTTTGTCCTGCTGGGCGCTTTTCTTCTGGTCTGCGGCGTATTCTCTACCGCCCTGCCATAATATCTTAAAGAGCTTGTCCTTATCTCCCTTGCCCGCTTTGTGTAAGCGCTCTGCGTGTGCCCTTGCTTTCTGTCTCTGCATACTTCTAAGTGTTGACATATTACCGCTCTCCTCTCTTTTGTCTTGCTGCAATTAGCTTATACTGCTGCCGTGATGCTATATCTAAAATGTTTAATAGCTGTGTTGCCTGCTCTTCGTCTATAACCTTTGCCTCTTTCAACGCTGTTATATATCCGTTAAGCCAAGTTGTAGCCGCCGCAATGTCTCCCAAGCTCTCTACCTCATGTAGTCCGTTAACCTCTGCAATAAAGCGCAATACCGCTTTCTGTGCCTCTTCGTTGTCAAAGGCAAGCGATAGCTCTATCTTGTGCCTGCCGTCTGCCTCTACGCTGTCCTTGCGTTCTACTGTCTTTTCTGGTTTCTTTTCGCCAAAGTAATAATGCTGCCGCTGTTCAAAAAACTTTTCTTTTTCCATATTCTTCTATCCCTCGCTTTCTGGCATACTGTCTATGCTACTTATTGATAGCTCGTAAGCTGTGCGCAGCTCTTGTGTGCTTTCGTCTATAACCTTGTTATATTCCCTGCTCTGCAAGCGTCCAGTTATTGCTATAGCGTCGCCCTCTGTGTGTGCGCTTACCGCCTCTGCGTCCTTTTCCCAGAATATAGCAGGAATGTAGCAAGGGTTGTGCGGTCTTAAAATGTTGTTTACCTTAATTGTCGCATCTGCAATGTGCTTGCCTCTTGGTGTCTCTCTGTATGTAGGCTGTTTACCTAGCGTTGCCGCCTCAATGTGTACGGCGTTCTCTTCCTCGTAGTTATCCCCAGTAAGCACGCCCACAAAATCTGCTAATACAAATAAAAGCACGCTACCCGTTTCCCAGTCCTTAAGCGTCTGTAGCTTTCCAGTACACATAACAGGCGGGTTCGGTCTTATTTCTCCCTCTTTCTCTATTTCCTCTACTGCTGCCGCCAGCTCTACTGGTATGACGATATTCGCCGTATCTACTACGCCGCTGCGTCTTGTGGTCTGTATAGTTGCTCTGTAGTGCTCGTAGTCCATATTGCATAGCTTGTTTTCTTTTGTGATTGTTTCGCCCAGCAGCCCCTTAAGCGCTACTATATTTGTCATATCCTGCATTAGTTCTCTTTTACCTCGCTTTCTGTGTCGTCTAGCTCTGCAAGCGTTGCCATTATTTCTGCTAAATAGTCTGGCTTGTCCTCTACTGGCTTTTTGCTACCCTCTTTTATTTTGTAGTGCTGGCAGTTATAGCCGTTATTGTCAAAGACAAAGCTTAGCGCCTCGTGCTCCTGCTGTGTTCCTTTGTTTTCTTCCTCTTCCATATCTATAAGCACCTCGCACCCTCTCGGCTGCCCTACGCTGTCGTCCTCTTTTATGTAGTAATCACAGCCAGCACACCTGCTGCATCGTGAGTGCTTATATATCTCTAAGGCGTCAAATACAAATATACGGGTATCGTCATACTCGCACTCTGTAACTGTGTAGCCTATTTGCCCGTACTTGTCTCTTATTTCTCTTTTTGCCTCTTCTAGGTCGTACTCTTCGTTGCCCGTTACTACTATGTAGCCGTCCGTATACTCTCCGCTGCGTCTGTCCCGCAGGGTACACTTAAAGCCCCATAGCATCACATCATAGTTAGAGCCTATTACTGTGTCTTTTCTAGCCATTACTATTGCCTCGCTTTCTTATCAATCTTTTATCCTGCCGTCGCTGGTAAGCTCTATGTAGTGCCCGTGTACCTTTGCCTGCCTGCTGGCTCTTACTATTTTCATTACTTCGCCGTCGTTGGCTTTATATATTGGTCGTGTGCATACGGGACACTCTACTTTTTCGCCAAAACCTGCGGTAAGCATCACTTTTATATGACAGCTAGGGCAGTAATAACTATGTATATATACCTCGTCTGTTATTACGCTTGCGCCGCCGCTGCTCTTACTAAATGCCTTAAGCTCTTCCAAATACGCCTCGCGCCGCTCCTTTGCCTTTGTAAACTGCGTGTACCAGCCGCCACCGCCGTAATATGCCTCGTTGTCGTGTATCTTTTCTTCAAAGTCCGCTATTTCCTTTTCGGTCTTGACAATTTCCTTTTCTATAATCTGCTGCACTCTGGCGCGCACATCGCTTATAGTTCTCATTTTGTTCATTACTCTACCTCTTTCGTTATCTTAATCTTATTTACTCTGCTGCCGCCAGCTATTCCCTCTAGCGTTAATTGTGGCGGTAGCACTATTAAATTGCCTTTATTAAGCTGTGCCTTTATTGTCCGCTCCATGTTTGCGTAGTCCTCTTGTCTATATAGTGCCTTGCATCTAAAAATAAGTATTAAACCTTTGCTGTCCCGCTTTTTTCGTTGTCGCTTATTCATATAGTGCCCTTTCCTCTCTCTTTGAAATACGGGCAATTTATCCCGCGCTGGCTCATAAATGCAATTATTGCCTTGTCTACCGCCTCTATTATCTCGTCGCTATTCTCGTCTGTGTACAGTTCTTGCGCCTCGCACCCCTCATATAGTCCCGCGTCTGGCTCGTATGGCTGGTAGTTCTCGCACTTTTTGCATCTATACTCTTGTAGCCCCTCTTCGTTCTGCATTTTCCTTGCCATTTGTTCTGCTGCTTGGTAATATCCTTTAGCTCCCATAGCTTGCAATGCTGCTGGCGCATTGATAAACACATTATCATTGTGTGTTATCCATTCCTCTAAAAATTCCACTGTGTATACTGGGTGGTTTAGCTCTTTTACTACCTCTTTTACTCTCTCGTCCATATCTTTACCTCTCTTTCGTTATCTCGTCCCAGTCTAATTGCTCCCTTATATCCTTGCTCTTTCTTGTGTACCAGCCATCTACTGTATAGCGTAAGTATCTTATATAAGCCCCTATACTACCTTTTTCTTTTTTGTATGGGTTTGCTCTTATTGCGTCCTCTAGTTTCGTCTTTATTGCCTCTCTTTCGTTTTTATTGTGCGGCAGGGTGGAGTTGAACCACCGACACCAAAGACGCGGCCGCCGTGTGGTCTTATACTGCGCCCGTGCCTCTACCAACTGGGCTACTGCCGCTTAGTGCGCCGTGCAGGGCTTGAACCTGCGACCTTTCGCTTATGAGGCGACTGCTCTAACCAACTGGGCTAACGGCGCTAATGTTTATATGTAAATTGTGTAGTATATTGTCATTTGCAAATCGCTAAAGCGATACTCTGCCAGCCGTTCTGGCTCTATCGGTGGCAAAAGGTGTAGCTCTTCCCAGCGCTTGTGGCTTATGTCTGGTATCATTCTAAAGCTCTTTACCTCTTCCTCTCCCGTAAGCCCTATGCGCTGCCAGTCTATCTCGTGCCTGCTGTTGTTAAGGTTCGCCAGATAGCCTATATATGCCTGCTGCTCGCCTCGCATTATTCTTAAGTTATCTGGCGACGATAATACGCTTATCAGTTCCTTAATTTTCATTGCGTCGCTCCTTTATCTCCTGCTCTAGCTCTTCTACTGTCATACCCTGCCTTGCTGCCAGTAATGCTGGGCTTATGTTATAAGTCCAGATAGACGACATTTTAATAGCCTCGCCTATCGCAAGCCTGCCCTGCTGCAAGCCCAGCCTTATATATTGTGGGCTGCAACCCATAATAGCCGCTGCCTCTGTTGGCAGTATTTTTAAACTACTCATTTGCTACCGCCACCTTTCGGCTGGCAGATGCAGCTATAACGCCCTGCGCAAAGTATGTGACCTTTTCTCTCTGGTCTGCTGGCAGCTCTGCTACATCGTGCATAAGCTCCGCAAACTCTGTTAGCTCCTGCTGGTTATTCTCTCTTACTGCTGTGCTTTCTGCTACCATTGTGCTACCTCTCTTTCTTCTCGTAGTTCTCTCTTAAGTTCCCGCAGCTTTTCTACATCGCTGTCATATAGTACCAGCTCTTTTGCAAAGGTTATGTATAACCCCATTGGTATAAGCAGCATTGATACTGTGGCGTCGCCGTCTAGTATTACTGGTAATAGGCAGCCTATGGCTATAAATGCTAAACCCGTTACTTTCTGTTTAATGGTGCATAGCCTGCGCTGTCGTTTAATAGATTGCTTAAGCCCTCTTATCTTTGCTCTTTGTTTATTTTCCTCGGCTGCATCTTCTCTGGCTGCTCTATATCCTGCCATATATGCTGTGTCGTGTATGTCCCACTGCTCTATACAACTAACTGCGCTGCTTGTTAACTGCATAACTGTTACCTCTCTTTCGTTATTTGCCACTTGTCCCTATAGCGTGTGCAAGTTCTGTGTATTCCTGCTCTAGTTTCTTCTTAGCCTCGTCGTGGTACTTTATCTGGTTTTCTATCTCGTCCAACTTTTCAAGTACTGTATTAAGCACGATTTCTGGCATCGGTGCTGCTTTCTGTTCTGCTGCCATATTCTTACCTCTTTTCTTTGTCTGCTTAGGCGTATATACGCCAGCCTTTGCTAGTATGTCCTCTATATCTTTTGTGGGGCAGGCGTTAAGCTCTGCTAATATCTTTGGCTTTACGCCCAGTCTTATATATTTGTCTACTATGGTTTGCTCTTTCATTTCCATATATAGCCCGCCCGTCTCTCTTTAGTTCTCTATGCTTACTACGCTCTTATAGCACTCTGGGTGTGTTTCTAAGTATTCCTCGTTTTCCCGCTCTGTGTAGTCTTTGCAATATCTGACTATCTCGCCTAACTCGTCCCTTATGACGCTCATATATTCCATAGCCGTTGCCTCTCTTTCCTATTTGACCTTGTACGCTATTTCTTCCCCGCCTAGTTCCTTTATCTGCTCCCCTATTAAATCTCTTACAACCCATAAGGTAGCCAGATGCCCTACAATAAAGCCCTGCGTTGTTATTGCGTTCTGCTGCATACCTTGCAGCATTTCTATAACTTCGTCCTTTGTGTAGGTTTCTTTATTCTTCATGTTATCGCCTCTCTTTCGTTTTCCCGCCTCTCTGTGCTATAATTGCTTTAGAAAGGTGGTGTTAAATTTGAAAAATATTAAGTATTCTTTTAGCGACGCTGATATAGACGCTATTACTTATGCGCTTTCTATACTTCCGTCCCTCGGCTTGGAAGATAACGCGGTGCAGGCTAATATAAATTATCAGCTTTGCGTTTCTGCTGGTTCTAAACTTATTAAGCATGATACAAGCATCTTGCCTAATGAGTTTCGCGTTATCTTGTGTGCTCTTCAAGCCGTCCAACTTATAAACCAAGGCGGGCTATCGGCAGATGAAGAAACTAAGCAAGAGTGCGCCCGCTACTTATTTACTGTTAATAAGCTCGTGTCTGTTTTTGATGTGTAACTTATTTCTATCCCGTTGTCGCTCTCAAAGTTTGTATTTGCAAGCCGCCGTAGTCTTTCGGTGGCTTGTTTTCTTTTCTCTTCCTCTTCCTTTTCCTCGTAGCTCTTTATTGCCTCGTCTAAAAATTCAATATGTTTTTTTAAGAAAGCTACAACTTTTGCGTTTGGTTGTTGCTTTCCGCTTTCGTTCCTTAGCTGCCTGCTGTAGCGTTCTTTATCTTCTCGCATATGTCTTACTGTATTTGCCTCGTAAGCCGTCATATTGTCGCCTCTCTTTCGTTTTATATAAAGGCGTTTAAGCTGGGCGCGGGTGTCGTGCCTCGCTCTTCCCAGCAGGTGCGCCTTAACCCCGTTACTCTATAACCTCTACTGGCTCTGTGCCCTTGTAATATTCCTTTACATATTCGTCCCATTCTTTCTGCCCGTAATAGTCCGCGCAGTTAAGTACTTTGTCGTCGTATGGGTTAGGGTATTTTCTCTTGTACTTTCTGGCTGCCTCTCTAATATCCTGCGCCTTTACTATTAAGTACTGCCCTATTGTGTATGTGTACTGCTCGGCAGTACCAAAAGTAAAGTAAAAGCTCTGTAAGTGCCACTCTACGCCCAGCTCTTCCATAATGTTTGTTATCTCGTCTAGTGCCGCTTTCTTTGCTATTGCCAGCCTACTATCTTCTCCTAGCTCTTCCTTTGCATCTTTGTAAATCTTAAGGTTTTCTGCTGCATAGTTCCTTAAGACTGCTGCCACATTGTCAAGCTCTGCCTGCAATGTATATACCTGCTGTACTGCTGCTGTGTTTTCCATATTGTTACCTCTCTTTCGTTTGTTCGGCGGCGGCTTGCGCCCCGCG